ACTCCTTCGATCACGCACCCAATTTCACCGCCACCCGGCAGTACATGATCGACCACGGTCTGCGACCGGTCGGCGACGTGTCCTATGCCGGCGCCGAACCGGTCGACGACCGGAACACGGCCCTCACCTACCAGGTGGAGGCGGTGCCGGCGGCGGTGGCGACGGACCCTGCGACGGCGCACGTCGTCGTCTCGCAGGACTGACACACGCACCTGTCCCCAGGGTGGGCAGGGTTGAGGGTGGGGCGCGTACCTGGGGAGGGCGCGCCCCACTCGTTACCAGGAGGATCGCATGAGCTGGGCCACCGCTGAAGATGTGCAGACCCTCACCGGCAAGGTGGTCCAGGACTCGGACATCCAGCAGGCCGAAGGGGCGATCGCCCTCCTGTCCGCCATCGGCCGGGCCGCTCTGCTCGATTCCACGATCCTCTCCACCCGGAACCTGGACTGGCTTCGGATGGCGTCGGCGTACCAGACGGCGTGGCTGGTCGAGCAGCCCGACTACTTCTCCCGCATGGACGTTTCACAGATGACCCAGGACGGCACTAGCGCCACCCTGAAGGCCGATGCCCTGGTCCTCGCCCCGCTGGCCCGCCGATGCCTGAAGCGACTCTCCTGGCGTGGCGTGCGGACCCTCACTCCGTCGATCAACCGGACGGTGGACCGTTCCGGTTCCCGCTACTCCAACTCCCCCGACCTGCCGGGCACCGACCAGGCGGTCTACACCTCGTCCGCCTACGACGATGACTTGCCCTACAAGCCGCTGTAGATGTTCGCCAACACCTGGGCCACCGTCTATCGGGGCGACTCGGCCAACGAGTACGCCGACCCGACCGACCTGAACGAGGCGGTTGACGGGTTGGAACGCATTCCGATGGCGATCACCGAACAGTCCCGCACCGTCATGGACCCGGAGACGGACACCCCGAGGGTCGTCCGGTATGCGACCGGTCGGGCTCGAGCGGGTGCTGACATCCGGGCCGACGACCGGATCTTCGACGAACGGCAGAACCGGTGGTGGGCGGTCCGCTCGGTTTCTGGTGGCGGTTTCACGTTTATCGGCGGACAGGACCTATCGTTGGACCTGCGCGCGGTGTAGAACCGCCGGTTTCACATGCAACCTGTTTCACGGCACCTTCGTAGAGGAGGCGGATGATGGCTGACGCGTTCCGAATCGTCGTCAACACCTCCGCCGACGCCCTCATCGGTGAAGCGCTGGAGAAGTTCTTCACCGACAAGCTCGGTCCCCGCATCCAGGAGAACGCTAAGCGGACCGTCCCCGTCCTCTCCGGCGACCTGAAGGATTCGATCGTCGTCCAGGTGCAGCTCGACGGCTCCGACTCGGTTCTCCAGGTGGGTGTCGATGAAGACCCCCACGGAGTCGACTACGGTCGGTACGTTGAGGAGGGCACCTCGAGACAGGCTGCTCAGCCGTACCTTCGGCCGGCCGTGTACCAGGCTCGAGGTATCTCGTGACCCTGGTGCCCCCGAATGGTGAACTGGTCGCCCAAGCCTGGGTAGCCAAATACGTCGGCTTCCCTGCTGCCCAGATCGCGGCGACGTTGCCGAAGCCGGACAAGTGGACGGCGAATGGGTTCCTGACCGTTCGAGCTCTCGCCGCCGGTACGCCGATGCCTGAACTCGCTCAACGTCGGGGCACCGTCGTGCAGCTCGACGCCTGGGCGGCTTCACCGAACACGGTCCGACCTCTCTGGGGTGTCGCGCTGACCATGCTTGAGCGGGTGCGTGTCGCCACGTTTCGGGACAATCAGGCGTACGGGAAGAGCTTGGAGATGCCGGTGTCCGGCTTCCAGGCGGCCCGGGTGTTCGCCGCGTACCTGACCAGGGAGCCGGTGCGGGTGGAAGGCGACCCGTCCGCCTACGCGCACATGACCTGCGATCTCGCCGTCGACTGGACGGTCTGAGGAATCAATGAGCAAGGAAGGAGCACCCATGGGTATCAAGATCCAGACCACGAACACCCCCGTCGACGACAAGGGCAACGGCGAGATCATCGAAGTCGAGGAGTCCGAGTTCATCGACCTGTCCCGCCAGGGCCTCGTCGTGAAGAACAAGGGCGACATCGACAAGGACGGCAAGCTGAAGAAGGAGGTCGCAGACGACGCTTCTCCGGCCGTCCTCGCCGTCTCTCCCGGATCGCTTTCCACCCCGGGCGCTCTCGCGTCCGCTTCGACTGAAGGAGCGAGCTGATGGCCGTCTCGACCACGAACCTGATCCAAGGTCCGGCAACGTTGTACACCGGGCTCGTCGGAGCGACTGAGCCGATGGACTCGACGCTGAACACGGCGCCGGCCACCGGCTGGACCGACATGGGCGGCACGACCGGTGGAGTCACCCTCACCGTCGGGACGACCCTCACCGCACTGGACGTGGATCAGATCCTCGACCCGGTCGGGGATGTGATCACGGCCCGGAACATCCAGATCGCCACCTCCCTGGCGGAGGCGACACTGCTGAACCTGGCCCGGTCGATGAACCTCGCCGACGCCGCCGTGACCACCGGCACCACTCCGGCCGGTTCGATCCTGGAGCCGGTCGGCGACGTCACGTCGTTCGCTCCCGTCTACCGAGCGTTCATCCTGGACGGCATCGCCCCTGGTGGATTCCGCCGACGGGTGATCATCCGGAAGGCGATCCAGACGGCCGCCTCGGCGTTGCCGCATTCCCCGACCGCACAGACGGTCATCCCGGTCACGTTCCGCGCCACCTACGTGTCCGCGTCCATCAAGCAGGTGCGCTGGGTCGACGGCATCGCCTGACCTCGCTCCATCCAACCTCCCTCCCCTCACAGATTCAGGAACCTTTCCTCATGTCCGACATCATCAGCATCGACTCGAAGGCCGCGTCCGAGCGGGTCACGAAGGCCGAACGTGTGCCCATCTTCGAGATCGACGGGAAGGTGTACGACGTCGCCAACGCCACCCGGGCGGACATCGGCCTGTCCTATATCAACCGGGTCATCGAGGAGGGTGAAGACGTCGCCACCGCGAACCTGATCATCGACACGATGGGGGACGAGGCCTTCGAGGCGCTGCGGGGCGTGGAAGGCCTGTCCCCGGAGCAGTGGACCGGGATCATGGAGAAGATCCAGAGCGTCGTCACCCCAAAAGCACGGGGCAACCGCGCGTCCAGGAGGGCTTGAGCCAGTGGTACTGGATTCATGAGCACTACCGCGACGTCGTCTCCGACTTCTCCGTCCTGCACCGGGTCGACGACCCGGAAGCCCTCCACCCGTACCGCTTCGTCGACCTCGCGATGCGACTCATGGCCTACCAGGGGGCCGTCCGGTTCGGAGTGCAGGAGGAAGCAAATACTGACGACGCCAGCGCACCTGCGGCTCTCGACCAGGATCGGACCGTCGATTCCGAGTACGCCGCCGCTGACCCGATCCTTGGGCAGTTCGTCGAAGTGACCCGAGTGGAGGTGGTGGACTGATGGCCGAAGGATTCAAGCTCCTCGACGCGTACGTGGAGGTCACCGCCTCCGGCAAGGGCCTCGCCGACAAGGTCAGCTCCGATTTCGCCGCTGAGGCTCCGGCTGCGGCGAAGAAGTCGGCGTCCTCGTTCGGTGCAAGCCTGGTCTCCGGTTTTGGCGCACTGCCGAGCATCGGTAAGAGCATGGCTCAGCAGATGGGTGTCGACTTCGGGGCAGGAACCGAGACCACTAGCAAGGCTGCACAGAAGCTTGCTGATGATGTGCAGAAGGCCACCGATCGGGTCACGGCGGCGGTCAAGCGGGAAGCCGATGCGACCGGGTCACTGAAGCTCGCGCAGATGAATCTAGCGGAGGTGCAGAAGAAGTACCCTGCGGACTCCCTCCAAATGGCGACCGCTACCGAACGGGTCGCCTCAGCTCAACGCTCTCTGCAAGCCTCCCTCCAGAACTCGGAACGTGCCTCCACGTCTCTGCGAAGTGCACAGAAGGCGGCGAGCGACGGGGTCGCCGACGAGTCCGAGAGCATGACCTCCAGAATCGGGGGACTATTCAAAGGCTTCGCGGGCAACATCCTCACCGGGATCATCGGAGGCGTCACGGCAGGGGCCGTGAACTTGATCGGTGGAACGGTCAGCGACATCACCGGGATGCTGGCGAACATCGGCCGAACCGTCGCCTCCACCGTCATTGACTTCAACTCCACGCTCCAGAACGCGACCATCGGTTTCACGACGATGCTCGGGTCGGGGGAGAAGTCGGCTGCGTTCCTGAATCAGCTCCAGGACTTCGCGAAGACGACCCCGTTCGAGTTCAAGAACCTGATCTCCAACGCCCAGAACATGATGGGTATGGGGATCGCGGCGAAAGATGTCATCCCCGACTTGACGGCGCTCGGCGACTCGGTCGCCTCCATCGGCGGTTCGGCCGCCCAGGTGGACAGCGTCACTCTTGCCTTCGATCAGATGGCGGCCAAGGGCACGCTCGACATGGGCAACATGAATCAGCTCATGCAGGGGGGTGTTCCATCCGCCCTGAAGATCCTGGCGTCGGCGTATAAGACGACGACCGGGAACATGATCACGATGATTTCTACCGGGAAGGTGCAGGCCGACGTCGCCCTGCCTGCCCTGGTGAAGGGCATCGAGAAGGGGACGTCTTCGACCGCCGCTCTCGGCGGGATGATGGCGAAGCAGTCCACCACTTTCACCGGTGCGCTCTCCAACATCCAGGACGGCCTCACCCAGACGGTGTCGAAGGCGTTCAAGCCGTTCTTCGACGTCGCCTCCAGTGGGATGCAGCGTTTCGCCACTGCCCTGTCCGGTAAGCCCGCCCAGAAGTTCCAGACCGAGGTCACCGGTGCCCTGAAGCCGATGGCCTCGGCGATCAACGGGTGGTTCAAAACCGTCGACATCGACGACATCTTCACCAAGGCCGGCAAGGCGATCACCGGGATGCTGAAAGGCATCAACCCGAAAGAGGTGATGGGCGGGCTTCAGGATGTGATGAAGTCTGCCGGCGACATTATGGGCGACATCATCAAGCAAGCCCCGAAGGTTGCCAAAGCATTTAAGGACATGGGCCCCGGCCTTCATGATACCGGGAAGTCAGCTGTTGATCTTGTCGGAACTATCTCCGATATTATCTCGTGGTTCGTCAAGCTCGAAGATGCCACCGACAAGATGCGTGACAACTTCGCCCACAACTGGGGCGAGATTATCGACGGGGTAAAGAGCCTCGCCAAGAACTTCGCTCACAACTGGGGCGAGATTACTGATGGCATTAGCGATGTCATGAAGTGGATGAAAAACCTTAAGACCTATATGGGGGATTGGGGTAAAGGCGCGAAGGGGTGGCTTGCTGATGCGGGGAAGAACATCATCGATGGCCTGGTCGGCGGCATTCAGGACAGAATTGGCAAAGTTACTGATATAATTGGGTCTGTTGCTAAAACAGTAAAAGACACCTTCACTAGCCTGCTGGGTATCGAGTCGCCCTCGAAGGTGTTCGCCCAGTACGGCAAGTGGGTCGGTGAAGGTCTTCACAAGGGCCTGCTCGGCACCATCGACCAGATCAAGTCGTCGTCGAAGGATCTCGCCGCCGCCGTCAAGTCGGCCTTCACGACCACCGATATGTCGTCCTCGCAGGAGAAGTCGGCGCTGAAAGACATCAGCTCGACGACGAAGCAGCTCGTCTCTGACGCGAAGGCCCGGGACGCCGCCGTGACGGCCCTGTCGGCGGCGAAGGACAAGCTCTCCGGGCTGAAGTCGGACAAGGCGTCCTACGGGGCCGACATCCGCTCCAGTGTGCTGTCCAGCGTCGCCACCGGCTCCAGCTTCGCCAACGGGGTCAGCGACCTGAACACCTGGAACGACGCAAACACCACGTACGCCTCCCAGATGGCGGACTACAACAAGGGGCTGGCGAAGGCGCAGACCGACTATGCGAAAGGCCTCGCCGACGCCCAGGCGAAGGATGCCCAGTCCTCCACCACCGCGTCGGGCGGCCTGCTGGACGGCAAGTCGTACCAGTCGTCGTACACGACGCAGGGCGGCGGAACGAACGTCGCCGACTACATCCGCGACAACGGGTCCGACCCGTCGGCCGCCTACGCCGCCGACAATGCGATGCCGGTCAACGACGCCGGAGCGAAGCCGCTCACCGGGGTGGCGCGCATCAAGGCGGACCTGAAGAAGCTGCTGGTGGACACGAAGGCGTTCACCGCGAATCTGAAGACGCTCATGAAGATGGGCATGGACAAGACGACGCTCCAGCAGCTCATCGACGCCGGCCCCACCGCAGGGCTCGACATCACCACCGACCTAATCTCCGACCCGGCCGGCATGAAGGAGATCGTCAACCTCCAGAAGGGTCTGTACACGGCGACGACGTCGCTGGGCGCCTGGTCGTCGGGGCAGATGTACGACTCGAAGATCTCCGACGCCACCCAGCTCGTCAACGACGACAAGGGCGCCGTCACCTACCAGAACATCACCTTGCAGGTGGACGCCGAATCCATCAACGACGTCGCCAAGATGATGGCCGCCCTGACGGCGTTGTCGAAGACGGCGAAGGCCGCCAAAGCGAAGGCGAGCAAGTAGATGGTCGACTACGTCCGCTCCGATCAGCCGACCGCCGCCCTGTCTACCGACGCGGCCACCGAAGCGTTGAAGATCACGGTGACCAACCCGACACCCACCAGCGGCCGGCCCACCGTCGTCTCGAACGGGATCTGGCGGCGGGCCACCGGCTCGACCGGGAACTGGACCCTTGCCGGAACGGTCGGCAACAACGGCGTCCTCACTGACACCTTCCAACGCTCGGCCACCTCCTTCGACTACTTCATCCTCACCGACACCTACTCCGAGTCGGTCACCTACACGGCCGTCACGCCGACGGTGACCGGGCTGTGGATGTACGCCGCCGCCGACTCGGCCACGACGCTGCACTTCCCGTACACGGACGGTGGGTCCGAGTCGCTGGACGAGGCGGAGGCGCTGCTGCAACTGGTCGGCCGCACCTACCCGATCGTCGAGGCGGGCATCCAGGAGACGCAGACGGTCGGGGTGTCGGTCACCGTCCCGTTCTCCGATTCGAGCTGGTCCACCCAGCTCGAGTGGTGGCGGGCCCGGAAGCGGGAACGTCGCACCATCCTCTACCGTGACGGGCGAAAGCGGGTCTTCGCCGGCCGAATCATCGGGCCGCTGACCATGGTTCCGTCTCGAGCCGGGACGACGGTCACCTGCACTTTTCAGCGGATCGACTACACCGCCTCCACCACCGAGATTGGCCCCGAGTACTACAACTCGGGCACCTACAACGCGGGCGGCAACGGTGCCTACGGCAACGGCGCTGCCGGGAACGGAGTCTGATGACCTTCTTCACCAGTGCCTACAAGCTGCTGGCCCACCTCGCACCGAACTGGGACACCCAGCTCCGCACCGACATGGCATTCCTGGAGACGAACCTGGACCAGGCTGCCTGGTCCATCGGGTGGGGCGGCGGTTCTGGGGCAACGGTCGGCTCTGGTGGCGGCAGTGATGGCTACGCCGCCCGGGTCGGGAATCAGAAGACCTACAACGGGCGGGTGTTGTTCGGATCTAGCGCAGTCTCCGGGGGTGGAGTCCTGAGTGGATTCAATGGGCTTGGGAGCAATCTTTCCATGACGCACTCTTTGGGCTATGGGCTTTACAGTCCCCCGACTGGCAGTCCATCTGCTCTGATCTTGCTTCCCACCTCGACTTCCGACTTTACGGTCTTACTGGCGAGCAACGGTGCGGCTTTCAGTACCCTGACCGCCAATCCGCCCCAGTCGTCGGTGCTTCGATTCGTTGTCAACGGGATCGTGGACGGCTTCTGACCCGTGCAAGGCTTCGATACGTCCGGACGCTACGGAGATGCAGCAGTCATCGCTGCCCTCCAAGGCGTCAGTGGTGCCCGGACGCTCGATTTCCGCTATGAACAACTGGACCGCTTCAACCACAAGCTGGCCGATATCACCGGGATGATCACCGCGTCGGTCTCCCAGGACGCGTCAGCGGACGTGAAACGGACCGCCCAGTTCGTCCTCCGAGACGGCTACGACGCCATCGACTACCTCTCCGATCGGATCAAGCCGTACGTGCGACTCCAGATGCCGGACAACGGGTGGGTGGAATGGCCGCAAGGCGTCTACCTGCTCTCCTCCCCGACCAAGTCGCTGGCGACGAACGGGGAGGTGACCCGGTCGGTGGAGGCGTACGACCAGCTGGTCGTCATCTCCGCCGACGCCGTCTCCGACCGGTACTCGATCCCCGCCGGCCAGCGCTTCGCCGCGGCGATCGGGGCACTCCTGGATGGTTCCGGGATCACCGCAGCCATCACCCCGTCCGACCTCGCCCTACCGGTCACCTGGGACTATGAAGCGGGCACGTCGAAGCTGACGATCCTCACCGACATGCTCTCGGCGATGAACTACCGCTCTCCGTGGTTTGACGAGTCCGGCACCCTCATCTGCGAGCCGTACGTGCTCCCGGTCCAGCGAGGCATCGGTTACACGTACGCCACCGACTCCACCTCCATGATCGTCGGGCAGGTCGACCAGTCCTACGACCTGTTCAACATCCCGAACAAGTGGACGCTGGTGGTCTCCGACACCGACCAGGGGTCGTTCTCCTCCACCTTCATCAACTCAGACCCGACCTCGCCAACCTCGACGGTGTCTCGAGGACGGACCATCATGTCATTCGACTCCGGACAGTCGGCCGCCGACCAGGCCACTCTGGACGCCCTGGTGAAGAAGACGGCCTACGAATCCAGTCAGGTGTATGAGTCGGTCGCCTTCAGCTCGGGCCTGATGCCGTTCCACTCCAACGCCGACATCATCGCCATGACCGTCGGCGATCTGACGCTCTCCTCGGCCAAGTTCGAGGAGTTGAGCTGGTCGATGGATCTGAAGGTCGGAGGATCCATGTCGCACACGGTTCGCCGGATCATCTCGACGGTGGGTTCCTGATGAGCGCACGCGACGACGCGACCGAGCTGCTGAACGCGTTCTCCGACTACAGTCCCCCGCCGGCCGACGCTCGGGTGACGAAGATCGGGATCGTGCAGTCCGTGGTTGGCGGGGTGTGCAAGCTCCTCTTCGACGGGGAAACCGTCACCGGGGGCAAGCTCTACCCCTGCCTATCGACCTATAGCGCCACCGTCGGGGATCGGGTGATCGTGCTGCCTGTCGGGTCGTCGACGTCCTGGATCGTCCTCGGTGCGATCAATTGACGTTCTTCGACTTCCTCGCCACCGCTTCCGGCCAGGAGGTACTCCGGATCCTGGAAGGCGCCGTCAACATCGTCGCCGCCATCCTCACCGGGGCAGCACTGCGCAACATCTCCCAGGTGAAGAAAATGATCGGCGGGATCGTCAAGCCTGGCCTGGTCCGACGCCTGTTCCGACGAGCCCGCCACTCCACGCCGGCCGAACCGGATGCGAAGCCGGATGCCTTCCAATCCCTCACCCTGGTGCAGAAGGTCGATATGTTGAAAGACAACATCGAGACCGTCTCCCTCCGTCAAGGGGTGGACAGCAAAGACGTCCATGAACGGCTCGACCGAGTTGACCCGCCGACAAGGAGGCACTGACCGTGACCGATGAGGCACCGAAGAAGGCTTGGGCCCGATGCCCTGCCTGCTCGACCGTCTACCCCAACATCCAGATCGCGAAGGACGGCCACAAGCTGAACTGTCCTCACGACATGAAGCTCAGGATCGACAAGCAGGACAGGACGATCGCCGACCTCGAACAGAAGGTGCTCGCCCTCGGCGGCAACCTCGATGAGATCACCTCCGAACCGGGCCTCGACTTCACCGGGGTGGAGGACGACGAGGCGCCAGATGGGTCGATCTACATGGATCCGCAGTCGAGTGTTGCCGACCTCGACGACGACGACTACGAAGATGAGGATCTGCCGGCCGTCAGGTAGGGCTGGTAGGCTGACCGTCGACTAGCTCGGCGGCCAGTCACCTCGGTACAGGAAGCCCCTCGTCGTCCATGCGAGGGGCTTCCGTCGTCTCCCACGGCGGCTGCTCATCCGACGCTTTCCGATAGGCGAGCCAATACGTCCCCGAGTCCGGATCAGACTTACCTCCCGAGAGGACCAGCTCGTCGAGCGTCATTCGTCGGGCGACGCCTTCCAGCACCTCGGGCAACGCTCGAACCTCCACCTCATGGTCGAACATCAGGTACGTGGGGTCCAATTCGGCCCGGTCTATTCGACGCTTCTGGACAGGAGTCTCAGGCGGCTTCGGGATTGTCCATTCACCCGTCATGGGTGGGTGCTCCATGTAGTGCACCAGATTCCGAGCCAAGTTTAGCGAATCATGAAGAGCGCCCTTCGCCTCCCTGTTGCACTTCGAGCAAAGGAGGCCGAGCACCTTCCCCGTCTGGTGATCGTGATCGACCGCGAGTCGCTGACTGATCGGCTTCCCCCTGCACACGGCGCACCGTCCGTCCTGGAGGAGCAGGAGGGCGTCGTACTCCTCGGCGCTGAGGTCGAAGTCCCGCTTGATCGACGCCGCGTGGGCCCGGGCCGACGAGCAGGCGCGGCACTGGGAGCCGCCGGCAGGGAAGTAGAAGCTGGGCGGCATCGACTGGCAGGAGGCGCACCAGCGGGTCCCCGGTGCCCACGCCGACTTGTCCAGGCGGGGCAGGCGGGCATCCTCAGGCACGGCGGCTTCACGTGCTCGAGCAGCCGCCACCTGGAGCTCGATCGGCTCTCGCATCAGCCGATGCCAGGTACACGAATGCGAGGGGCGCTCCTTCGGTAGGGAGCACCCCTCGACACGGCAGGGACGGGGTTTGGTCACGTCAGACGTGCCCGACGATCTGCCCACTCATGGTTCGGATGTTGCCCTCTTCGTCCAGCCATAAAGCCGGATCGGGCCCGACGGTCGGGGGATTGTTCGGCCTGCTCATTCGCCCTCCAAGATCGTCGTCCAGCCGTACGGGGCGGTGAGGTCGCAGTAATCGAGACTGCATCCTTCGCCGTATTGACTCGTCACCTGGACCAAAATGTCCCCGTCCAAGAGGGACAGCTTCTCCATCAACTCAGCCACCGTCACGGCTTCACCTCCGGATGGGCGATCAGTCGGTGGACCCTCAGCGTCTCCTCGCTGCCGCGACGCTTGGCGCAGGTGGGGCAGGGGAGGCCGTTCCGTTCGATCTCGAGTTGACGCTCCTCCCGCTTCCGTGCCCGGTAGACGGTTTCGTACGCTCGTCGTTTCTCCGGAGTGTCGTAGCTCATTCGAAGCCCACCGGGCAGTCGCAGACGACACCCTCGTCTAGGTCGACCATGCAGCCGACGTCGGGGAAGTGGTAGTCGACGTCGTGTCGGCACTGCGAGCAGACTGTCACTTCTTCTTCGCCTTCCGCTCCTCGGCGAAGAAGTCGTCCTCCTGGTCAGGTTCGTTCGCGGGTCCGAGCGCGCTGGTGTACTGCTCTCCGGTCTGCCCGTCGACCCACGTGTGCAACTCGGGCTCGGGCTTCCCGAGGCCTCCCGCCAGCAGGGTGGCGATGATCTGGGCGCGGGCCAGGGCGGCTGCCTCTAGCGGTCGGCCGGCGTTCGCCTGGGCGACGCCCAGCTCGGCCTCAATCGCCTCGATTGAGATGTCCATCAGTCCTCTGCCTCGTGAACGGCCTTGCCCAAGCTCTTCACATCACTCCTGTACATATCGAGCTTGGCCCGATGTTCGTCCATCTGCTCGCGGAGGTCGGTCAGAAACCGGGCCTCAAAGTCAACGGACGCTTTCGCGTTCGCCAGGGCTCGTTCCAGCATTGCCCTGGAAATCATTTTGTCCATGGTGTTCCTTGTCTGTGAGAATGGGAGCGGCCCCGGCCCCTGGACCACGGAAGGTCGGGGGACGGGGCCGCTGAGTGAGAGCGTTCGGGCATCTCACTCAGGCGAGAAGTTCGGAATCTTCTCGCCGGTCTACGGGGTGAGTTCTGCCCGAACCGCTTCGGCGTACTTACCCCACTGCGAGTCGGGCAGGCTGGCCAGCACCTCTTCGGCGAACCCGACCGCTTCGGCTCGTCCCAGGCCGGTGATGACGACACGGTTGTCCATGTTCTTCACGTCAGCCGAAACGACGACCTCGACTTCGCGTGCGTCGCTCATCGCAGCGGGTTGAGCGCGTCGAGGTAGGCCTTCGCCACGTTGATGTCGGCGTCGGTCGGGGCGGTGAGGCGGTACGGGGCCGACTGGCCCTTCTTCTGGCTCGCGGTGTCCTCGATGAGGGTGCCGACGACGCGGGACCGGTTCTGCACCGCCTGACGGAGCTGACCGATGACCACCTTCCCGAAGATGAGGCCGCCGGTGATCTCCTCTGAGTCAGCCGGCGACTTCGCGTTCAGGATGATGATGTCCGCCTCGACGGCTTCGGAGTCGCCGTAGGTGGTGGACACCTCGCGGATCTCGTGCGGGGTGATCAGCAGCAGCTCGTCGACGTGCTCCTTGGGGACGAAGTTCCCACCCGATGCGGGGCCGCCCAGGTTGTACTCCCCGCTCGATGCGGTGCTGGTCGGCTCCTTCACCTTGTCCTTCTTCGGCTTCTTCACCTTGGTCGTACTGTCCGGCTCGGCGGCCGTGTTCTTCGCCACGAGGGTGGCTCCTTTCGCTCGGTACTCGAAACCTACATGCGTTCTAGTTGTGAGTCAACTAGCCAACGAGGAGAGGCTATCAGGGGCCACCGACACCGCATGACTGCCGGTCGACGGTGCCGGCGTAGCAGTCGTCTGGTCGTCCTCACGGGCCAGGGCCAGGACCTTCGGCACATCCACGTAGCCGGTCTTCAGCAGAGCCTCGGAGGCGGCTGTGATCTCCAGCTCCAGGTTGCCGGAGAACTCGTCCGCGATGACGTGGCTGACCGCATCCCGCACCGTCAGGGCCTCCACGATCGACATGACCGGGGCGGCCACCGAGCTGATCGGGATGAGACCCGTCTGGGTGCCGACGATCAGGTTCAGGTTCGGGGTGATCGCCGCCGACAGGGTGGTGGCGAGGGCGGCGGCGACATCGTCGTCCGGCGCCATCTTCCCCTGAATGATCGCATCCTGAAGGATCGCGCGGACATCGTTCGTGGTCAGAGGCATGGCTACTCCGTAGCGTCGAGGGGAGGTCGGAGGCAGTCTCCCAGCCCATTGGCACTCATTCCCAGACCTGGCGATACGAGTCCAACGACTTCTTGTACTCGGGGTCGTCGATCGCTACCGCTCCATCCTTCTGGAGATGGAACACGCAGACGGGGTAAGGAGACCAGCCCTCCTCCTCGCTCGTGATGTCGAGGTAGAAGCCCACCGCAGGCTTGCCGCAGTCGACGTACTCACCTTCACGGGTTACGCCAGCGTGACAGACTGTGCTCACGCCTTCGCTTCTTCGGGCCCAGTCAGCGGAGACTTCAAGTCGTAGAGTCGCTTCTGCGTGTTGCGCCACTCCCGGACCTGCCGGGACAGGTCGACGCCCTGGCCGGCCAGCTCCAGGTCGACCTCGTAAACGTTGCAGACGCCCTCGCCCTGCGGGAGGTGGATCAGCAGGCCTACGGCTTTCGACAGGCGAAGCGGTTCGCGCTCCAGCGGCTTCGTCCAGTCGTAGCCAAGGCGTTGGGCGTAGATCCGCAACTGCTGACCGATCTTTCCGAAGCCCCAGGAGACGGAGCCGGTCTTCAGGTCGCCGACCACTCGGATGCGGCGTTTGCCGTCCTTCGGCTTGTAGAGATAGGCGCGGTCCATCGTCCCGGAGACCTGGATGTCGTCCAGGACTACCCGCCTCTCGGTCCAGAGCACCTCGAGACCCAGTTCGGCCATCTTCGCCGAGTAGGCCTCCACGTCACGGCGGTCGGAGGCGTTCGTGTCCGCCGGCAGTGGGTGGCCGTTGTCGACCAGTTCGGTGAGGCGGTGCAGGTTCGTGCCCTTGATCGCCTTCTCGTGCGCCCCGCCCAGCTCCATCAGGTCGTCGGCGATGCCCTCCAGCAGGTCGCGGTGCTCCTTCAACAGCTCCTGCCGGCGGAGCTCCAGAAGCTCCCCGTCCACCTTCTCCCGCTGGTCGATGTCGGCCAAGGCTGCGTCGAGACGCTTGACGGCACGGGTTGCCTTGGCGATCGACTTGTCTTCATAGGGCTGCTCGATGTCCTCCTCGATTGCTGCCCCTTCGAGCAGGGTGCGCATCTTCCACTTCGTGAGGACCGTTTTGTCGTCGAGGCCGTCGATGTAGGTGGTAACGCGGGTGTAGCCCTTCACCTTCTCCTGACCCGTCACCGGGTCCAGGTAGTGGATCATCGCCTGGCCGTTCCCGTTCTGAAGCACTGGGTCGGCGGCAGGCTCCAGGCCGATGCCGTCGAACTGAGGCTTGTCGAGCTGGGCTGCAATCACCGGTCCCTGTTCGATCAAACTCTCGATGAAGGTGTTTTTGTTCACGAGCGGAGCCGGACCTTCGGTCAACGCGAGGCGTCGAGCGAAGATCATCAGCTTGTCCACTCCATCACCTTCAGGAGCAGCCGGAGGAACATCCTTCCCCGACGTCGCCTCCGACTGCTCCGGCTCGGTGTCCACCTGGGCCGGAGGCTCCAGGTGGTAGTCCTGCTTCGCCCGGTGCGCCCACTGGCGAGCCACCTCGGCGCCCTGCTTCATCTGACGTGCCATCGCCTCACCCGTCGGGTACGGTGTCACCCCGTCAGGTGCGAACACGGGGTAGCCGTGGCTATCGATCTTCCGAAGGTTCGCGTCTCGATCCAGCGGCAGCAGCGTCTCGGCGGCTTCGGCCGGGGCGGTGATCCCAGACGCCGGGGAAGGGGTAAAGGTGCCCGCCTTCGCGGCCTTCTTACCTACCTTCTTAGCCTTCTTGGCCTTCTTGTTCACGAGTTTTTCCCCTTGAAGACGACGGAGGAGCCAGACTTGGAGTCGGCTGCCTGCCAGAAGATGCGGGCGAACGCAGCGCCCACCGACACGATCACGATCGAGGCGGCAGCAATGCCCGCCCAGCCGATGACCTCGAGGCCGGTCACTTCGGGGGCTCGGGAACGGCGTCGAGGCTGACGGCAAACCAGTCGTTGCCGAAGTGGCTGATCAGCTCGAAGGGGTCGCCCCAAGCTCGATCGAACCCGTTCACCGACCAGGCAGCGGGATTCTTCATCCACACGGCGATCCTCGGGTCGTCTCCGCCGATGCTGGGCCACCGGATGGCTCGCTCAGAGGGCTCGGGGATGCGGAAGCCCTTGATGATCTTCATCACCGCACCCCGGCGACGGTGAGGAGGACGTGGCCGGCGACGGCGCCTGCGGAGACCGCTCCGGTGGCGGCGAGAATCGTCATCGCGTGACGGTACCGGTAGGTGACGTCGTTGATGAAGCGGGCACGGTCGCGACGACGGAGCGCCGCCGCCAGCATCTTCCGCTCCTGCTTCCGCGTCAGGATGCGGTTCCGGTGCGCCGGAAGGGTGATCGGGGAGGTGGTCATGGGGGAGGTGTCCTTCAGTTCGGCGGAGGCGTCAACCCGTGCTGGCTGACAGGAGGAACACTACCGGTACGACGTTGACTGTCAACTAGCGACACGCCGTCAGGTCAGTTCGAGGATCCGCCGCACCCGATCCACATGCACCGCCTCCCGCAGATCCTCGTCCACCCGCTCGTCATCCAGGAAGCGGGTGATCTCGCTGTCGATCAGATGCAGTTTCTGCTCAGGACTCATGAGGGGAACATTCTCAGACGAATCTGCTTCCTCGGTGTTTGTGCTCGAGGTGTGTACTTGATCGTCCAGGGTTCCGAGAGCACGGTCGCATCTCCTCGCTTGATGCCCTTGACGAGACCTTCAATGAACATGGAAGTCCAGTATTCAGCGTCGTCATCGAGGTCTCCCGTCAAAGTGACAATGTGATCTCGAGTAGGAACAACGACGGTTGTTCGGCGTTCGCTCATCTCGGGGCTCGCTCTCTATGCCAATGTGGGCGCTCCAGGGACATGAAGTCGACGTGGAGCTGGGCGTGCAGTTCGTGGGCACGCTCGAGGGTGAGGGCGTCCATCGTCTGGACCGCCGTCGAGGTTCCGCCCGGGTCGTTCTTCCTCGCCCAGGCCTTCGCCTCGTTGAGCGTGACGCCGTCGAACCGACGGCTGTGCATCGTCGCCAGGTGGCCGAGGATCGTGGCGTCGGTGACGGAAGGGACGATGAGCTTCCCGTCCTCCACCTCGACACCGACCAGGCGTGCGCCGAGGTGGTCGACGATCGGCCGCTCACGCTTCAGCACGTCCGACCACTCCCGGCCGGCGTCGGCGGACTCCTGCGGCTCGGCCCATTTGGTCTGAGCGCCATCGGGGGAGTGAAGCGGGCCGGGAGTCCCCGTGGACCTAGGACGGGTACTCGAACCCGTTTCGCCAGCCCGCTTCACATCGATCACATCGTAGAGGGTGCGGACCTTCACGTCATCGGTGAACGAACCCCGCCGGCCGTCGATGGTGAGACGGACGTGCTTCCCGTGCACCTTCGCCTTCACCACCGTCCACCTGTCGCCCCGGATCGACAGGACGTCGCCTTTCTTCAGCTCATCGGCCCGATGGTCAGTCATGAGCGCACCTTCCCGCAGGAGGAGCAGACGGCGACGACGATGTAGAGACGATCGTGTCGGGGCTCGCCGAAGTTCCATCTCTCCATGTGCCATTGATGGCCGCACAGGAGGCACTTCAGTTTCACCACGGCCTCGATGTCCAGCGCTTCAGGAAGCCGTAGACGGGGCGGTACCAGAGGATCGTCTTCAGGTGGAGCAGACGGGTCCGCACGAACTGCTTCATCCGATCCTGCCCGCTCATCTCCGCGAACATCCACCACGACGAGCCGGTCATTTAAAGAATACCGCTCTCGACTGCTAGCCAGAATTCTTGAAGGATTTTGCATGTTGGATGTTCAGGTCCGTGTTCTTGCTCTCGAATTGGTTCAGCTATGCCGGGGCAATCGATGTAGCCACAATGTGTGGCTTTTTGTGATACTTCAATCTCGCACGCCTCCAGAACGTCAAGAACCTCATCAACCGCAAGGTGCTTATCCATGAGCAATTCGATGAGTGAAACCCGATCTAAGTTAGTCATGTCGGAACCCCTTCCTCAGCGCCGACAAGAGCCGCTCGTCCAGCTCGGGGCGGTCGGGGTCCAGGAGCGTCTCCAAGGTCGCCATGCAGCAGCCGGCGGCGATGATGCCCATGAACAGGATCAGGTAGCCCAGACGGGCGTTCAAGGCCGCCAGGACGGCGAAGAAAGTCCCCACCGGGATCAGGAAGACGGCACCTTTCAGCAGGAAGTCCAACAGGCGGTCCGGCCTCTGCCGTTCCGCCATCCGCGTCTCCACCCGCCGGATGATCTCCGTCGGGTGAGTGATCGGGTTCAGGCGACGGGTCAGGTTCAACTCTGGCACCTCACCGGTCGGCTGGTCAGGGCGTCTCATTGAATACCCTGCAACTTATCTGACAGGCTCAGATCTGCCCCTGAAAATGGAACAACATCAGTCAACTCATCGAACCATTGAGCTGCTCTATTAGCTTCTTCAATTGTTAAAACAACATTGTCGGCAGGTAATAATAGAGAAAGAATATCATCTGCAAGGTTATCCATGTTGGCATCATCGGTCCAATTATGCTCTCGCATAAGAAACGTAAGTGCATCATGGGTTGTCATACCTCGAAAACGACCTCGAATCTGCTGCGTCTGTGAGAGATTGCGCGCCAGCTTCGCCTCAGCGACCTCGGCACGACGGAGGGCGTCCAGGAGGTCTCGGGTGCTGCTCATGCGTCGACCCCGAACTCATCCGCCAGCAGGTCGAGTTGGTGCTGAGAGGGGTCGTCGAAGCCGAGTGGCAGATACTCGCGGACCTCTTCGAGCAGGGCCTTAGCGGTCACGGCGCGTGGCTCGGACAGGATCTCGAAACCGGTGATGTGACGTTCCACCCAGTCGGCGTTCCCGACGATCTCACCGGCGTCCGTCAGCCACTGAGGGCGGGTAGGAGACCCGAGACGGATCAGGACAGGAGAAGTGTCCGACTCGTCCTTCCAGTTGACCAGGATGACCGTGTAGCGGGCGGTTGGGAGCGGAGGCTTCGGGTCCTCACGAACCCAGGCCGTCCATTCAGTTGGACCGGTCGCATGCACGATGGACTCGGCGCCCTCAGGGATCAAGTTCTTCCCGATGGAGCGCCACCCCTCGCCGGGATCGAAGTCGCTCATTCGCCGGCCTCGTCCTTCAGGGGGCCGTACGACATCATGCGGGCGATGCGGAACTGCGACTCCAGCAGGTCGACGTCGAGCTGGATCGCCTCCGTCGGGGTGGGGCCGTAATCTCGAGGGTCGGTCATCAGATCGCCTCACCCTCGGGCGTCCAGTGGCCGGGGCCGTCCATCGCGGTCAGGATGCCCTCAGCGAGGGCTCGAGCCCATTCGGGGCCATAGACCGTGCCGTTGCCGTCCTTCTCGTCGAAGACGTGCACACGATTCGGCTGTGCCCAGTGGAACGGGTACTGCACAGTGATCTTCTCGAACGGAGGAGCAAGCCGTACGGGCTCGCCCTCCGGGGGCAACTGATCTGACATGGGGCGGCGGCTCCTTCTCGGTGAGGTGGTGGCGAGCGGACTGGACCCCGGCACGGGGAAGAACGGACCGCTCGCCACCACCGACACTCTACCCTGATCCGTTGATTGTCAACTAGTATCTGGACATGGCGATCCGAAGTTCCAAGTACCCCGTCCAGCTCGTCCTCATGGTCTCCACCGACGTCGGCCGACTCGTCGAAGACGTCGCCGAACGGGAGGAGCTGCACAAGACCGAGGTGCTGCGCTCCTTCCTGCACGCCGGGATCCGCAAAGCCGGCTACGGAGACGTCCTCACCACCGACCCCGTCGGCGTCGAGAAGATCGACCTCGGACCGAAGACAGGGAGCGAGTGATGGCCTGGAATGCAGACATGCTCGCCGTCTATCCACTACTAGGCCGTAGCTTTGAGCTAAACGGAGCGGTTGATCCGTACGAATTGTTCGTCGTGCGGGTCTCGTCCTACGACTCTCGGGCGAAGAAGTACCGCTGCGTCAGGAAGTCGACTCATGAATGGGTGCTGCGTAGTGCCGCAGAACTGTTGACGGATTGGCACGAGGTCTTTCCGGCAGAATCGACCACACCCGGCCCGTGAGCCCTTCCCTTGCTCACGGGCCGGTGTTTCAGATCGGCTCGATGTCGTCCAGGTAGCCTTCGGCGCGGAGGGCCTTCCTGAGCATGATCGCGTTGCTGACCGGATGACCTCGACGACCCAGAGCCGCTCGGCACCGCTTGATCGCGTCCTGCGCCGAATGCGTCGTGATACCCAGCAGCACGGCCGCCTGACCCATCGAGTACCCCTGCACGTACAGCCGGCACACGCTCACCACGTGCGGCGTCAGACGGCCTCGCACGCTGTAGGCGTACGGGAGCTGCGTGACGGTGACGGTGGAGCTCACTTTTTGACTTCCCAGGGATAGAGCAACGGCTTCCATCTCATCGGATTGGTCAACGCCCCAGCCGTCCAACCGTCCCCACGCGATTCAGCGAACTGAATCGCCTCCTCGCTGCCTGTGAAAGGACCGACGATGTCGTAATACCCTTCCGCCATCTCGTCGTTCCAAGCCACCCACAACTCAGACATCAGGAACCTCCGATACGTAGGGCAGGCGTTGTGCCAGCCGGACACCCAGCCATGACCGAGCGGTCGACGACCTCGACTCGTCGACGTGCTTGCCGAACTCTGTCGATTTGAACCGGGCACGGAACGTCGGGCCGGACGCCGGAGACAGGCCCTGGCCTCGAGCCCACTCGGCGTAGGCGCGGTGCATCTCCGTCTTCCCCAACGTCGCACCCTGCTCGAGCACCAGCCGTTCCGCGCAGAACTGGGAGATCGTGTCGTTCTCCCGCTCCGCCTCATCGGTGGCGATCTGCACCGGTCGGGGCAACGTCGTGAACGCCACCTTGTCCCGCTCGGCATCTACCGCTGCGTCGATCAGCCACGCCAACACGCCTGGATCGGCGACCCGTTCTGACCACCGCTTCAGGGCGCCGTCCCGCTTCCGCTCGCCTTGCAGTTCCGCCACCGGCTCATCCACGTACTTGAAGAAGAACGGCACGATCGCGAACCGACGCCAGGTCCCGTAGTCGGTGTCAGGCGTGCGCAGCGGATAGTTCGTGGTGACGAACAGGCTGAACGCGGCCGGGAACGACACGTTGTTCTCCCCGATCAGTCGGGCCGTGATCTCCCGTGGACCGGACAGGCGCTTCAGTTGAGCGCCCGACAGGTGCTGGTCGGGCAGCTCCTCCAGGAACGCCATTCGGACGCCTTTCAGCGTCATCAGCTCCGTCGAATGATCCGACGGGGAGGACAACAGGACTCGAGGAGGAGCGGCCAGGCCGTAGCCGCCGATCGAGAGCGATACGGCGTCCATGATCACCGACTTCCCGTTTGCTCCCTCTCCGCGGAGGAACAGCACCCGATCATCGGCTGGGCGTTCACCGGTGAGGGCTTGGCCGAGACGGAGGCGGAGCCATGGGGCTGTCTCCTCGTCCACCGCCGACCAGGCTTGCAGCCACTCCCGTGAAACCGCCCCCGGGATGTAGTCGCAGCCGGCCACCTTCAGGAACCGGTCGGACGGCTTGTGCTTCCGGAACTTCTTCGTCCGCAGGTTCACCACCCCGTTAGGGCAGTTGAACAGGAACGACTTCGCGTCGAACACCGAATCGAACTCCTGGAGCTGACCGGCCAGCAGCGCCAGCACGTCGGAGGCTTTCTTCTTCGACCCGACGACGGCGAACTTCGACACTTTCTCCAGGCCTGCCTCCAGCACGATCCGGCCACCGATCGCAGCGACCAGCTTGGAGACCCGGTCGAGCATCACCTGATCACTCAGCGGCGACCAGACCGCGCCGTCCGGGCGAAGCTCCATCCACCCCATGCCGGGAGTACGCAGCACCACCCCGCGCAGCTCGTCTGCCAGCACTGTCGCCAGCGCCTGATCCGTCAACGGGTCCACTGACCCCACGTCCACTGTCATTCCGTCCGCCCCCGTACTTCTTGATCGCGCCCAGCAACGCCGTCTGCCACTCGACAGCCGGATCCTCGTTCTTCCCGTGCTCGGCAGACACCCACATCTCCCGCAACTCCGACAGCGCCTCGGGGACGCCTCCATGGCCTTCCCGGGCCAGGTGCACCAGACGGGTCTGCCGCTTCACCATCGAGGAGTGACCGCGGAACTCCTCCCGTGCCGCCTCCTTCACCACCGAACGCACTCGCTGAGCAGGTGAGAAGCCGGCATGCTCGGCCAGCCACCCGGCGGCATCGCCCTTGAACGGATGCTGCTCGTGGTCGTCGTCGCGGCCATGGAACGCCTCAGGAAGACGCGTCATCACCTCCGACACGGGTGGCAGCAGATACGGGGTCACCACGTAGCCGCCCACCGACTTGCGGTCGATGCCGGGATAGAGGGCGTTCCGGGATGAGCTGCGGCCCTGGTACCAGGCGTGGCGGCCGTTGCCGGAGACGGAGGTGTAGACGTGCGGCGTTTTCACCGACAGGCCGAGCATCGCCAGGGAGCGGAACCCGTCCGGCTTATCAGCGTGCTGGTCGATGTCGATGCACGTCTTCCCGACCATGCCGGGGACGGTGGCCCAGAGGCAACCCGGGTGGTCGATGGTGCCGAAGACGGTGATCGCCTCGGCGGACAGGGTGGCGTTGTGCTCCCAGTCGAAGAAGCCCTTGAACGGCCTCTTCTCCTGATCGACCGGGAACTGAGGCCACCCGTTCGCCGCGTTCTGCAACGCGATCGACAGATGGTCGAAATGGTTCACATGGGCTCCAATGACAGCAGTGACGACCGTTTATGCCCTAGCTCCTAGGGTATACCGAGTGAGCATACACCCCAAACGGGTCACTTCCCTATATTTCCGCGCACGCGCCCACTAAACCCATCCCCATCCCAGCTCGACATGCCCTAGGGGGAACGGCATAAATGGTCGTCACTGCTGTCATTGGGTCATTGGTCTCGCCCCTGGACCCCGAGCCGTGGTAGGCGGTACCCTGAAGGGGTGGATCTCCCCCTCGAGCACCTGGACGGCACGGCGAAGTCGTTGGCGAGCGCAGCCATCGGTGCCGGCTACTCGGTGACGGCTCAACGGAACGACTTCGGGTCGGTGAGGCTGACCGGGACCATGCACGGATGGGCCTTCAGCGCCATCCTGAGGGCTTCGGGAGGTTGGGACGTCGCCCTACGTCGACCCGGCTGGCCCGACCTGGTCAGCGACGTCACAGCGCTTCGGGCGACGTTCAAGGCTCAGACGCCAGTGAAGGTCGGGAGGGCGGCGTAGGTGGCCGCAGAGCATGCTCGTAAGGCGCTCATCACCCGAGAGCGTGCGTTCGAAGACTCCTGGATCACCTATCAGGCCACTGTCAACAAACTCTCGCCCTACCGCATCGCGCAGTTGGCAGTAGTTGCCGCTGTACGACTTGCCGACGGATCGTTCGATTTGAACGCTGGTCTCGGGAAGCACATCGCTGAGCGAACCGTGCGTTGGCGGCTCTCCGAACGACGCGAGCAGGTCGTTGAAGACATGATCAATCGGCCACTGGTCGACATGATCGCCGAAGAGATGCAGGCGCTCGACGAGGAGCAGGCTTGGTGGGCTCGTGCCAGCATGTCGACCTCGACGTGGGTCATCGACCCGGAGGCCGAGGGCGGTGATTTGGTAGAAGTTTCGATCCCGTTCAAGGATCGGATGACGGCTCGAGCGCAGCTCCTCCGCGTCATGGAGAGCAAGCGCAAGCTGCTCGGCATCGACAGGCCGCAGCAGGTTGAGGTGACGCACGAGCTGGTCGAGCACGACGATCCGGCCACTACGAAGCTGAAGGCTGCGATGGAGGCTGCGAAAGCGAAGATGACGGCCGACCTGGCGCAGGTGCAGGACGAGGAGTGAACGTCGGGGAGAAGTGGACGCTGCTGTTCATTTTCGCCCCACTGGCCGGCCTTCTCGTCGCCGTCGCCATCATCACCGGCCACTCGCTTGTGAAACGATGGAAGTCGCATCAGGTGCACCGACGTATCAACAAACTGAAGTGATGTTGGACGTGAAACGATGAGCGACGTGAAACATGCTCCCGACACCTTCTGGGCGATCACCCGCTTCGACCCGAAGATCGGCGAGAAGCGCATCATCGACATCTACGCCAACCCGGAGGACGCGCAGGTGGATGCGACGATGCTCGGCTCGTCCTTCGTCGAGGTGGAACCGTTCCTGATCCACAACGCACCCCAGTACGTCGACAACGAGCCGGCGATCGAAGAGAATGCGGCCGACTTCGACACGCCTATCCACGTGACCGGCGAGGTCCGTTAGCCTCAGCCCCATGGTGACGAGGATCCTGTTCGACCCGCGACGGGATCTTCCTGACGGCACGACCGCCTCCAACCCGGTGATCGTGACCGCGACACCGACCGGGATCAGCGAAGCCGGAGCCGTCGTCGTCCTCCCGACGTCGCTCAGTTTCACGGTGAACACGTCCGCCGATCTCGTCCAGCTCGTTCCCTCGAGCGCGTCCTGGAAATGGCGCCTCACCGTCTGGGACAGCGTCACCCAGGCGATCCTTCAAACCAGGACTGTGCTGGTCCCCGATCAAGCTTCAGTGACCTGGCAGGCGCTGGTCGACGTCGACCCGTCCTCGCTCGGTGACACGACGTCGCATGCCCGCAACTGGGATGCCACTTTCGCGCAGATGCTTACGCTGATCGAGCAAGCGGTGAACGCCGGCCTTGATGCGGTCAACGAGTGGACGCCGAACACCGCCTACACCTCAGGCACGGTGGTGCTGAACCCGTCAGCGCAACTCGTGCAGGCGAACACCGGCTTCACGTCAGGCTCGAGCTACAACCCGGCCAACTGGACGATCCTCACCCTGAACCTGGCCGGTGTGCAGGCGCTCATCGCAGCCCAGGCAGCGACAGACTCAACCACGAGTGTGACGCTCTGGAAGCCCAGCACGGCCTACTCCGCAGGTCAGTACGTGATCAATCCCAGCGGCCAGATCGCTCTGGTCACGACCACGCACACGTCGACCACGACGTACGACGCGACGAAGTTCACCGTCCCGGGCGGCAGCGGGGGCGGCCTCTCGATCGTCGACAACCTCGACAGCACCGCGACGCTGACCGCTACCGGCAGCACCACCATCACCGACAACGGCGACGGCACCGCGTCCATCGCGGCCTGACAGGAGAACCACGATGCCCACCACCGTTGAACTGCCCCGCTCCATCGCCACCACCGTGACCACTGCCGGAGCGCTCGCGATCGGTAAGCACAACCCCGTGAACGCCTCCAGCGCCGCGCTGACCATGACGCTCCCCGCGGCAGTCACCGCGAACGCAGGCCGCCGGATCTCGGTGGAGAAGACCGACGCCTCCACGAACGCCGTCACTATCTCCGGGCCGATCCGGGGCGCGACGAGCACTGTGGCCCTGGTCTGGCAGAACGAGTCAGTTGACCTCGTCGCGGACGCTACCGGCTCCTGGTGGCCCGTCGCCGGCCACAAGACAAAGGCCAGCCTCGATGCCAGCTACAGCGGACTCGAGGTATTGAATCGATCGGCGCTGCTTCCCTTCGCCGCTGCTCTCGCAAACCGCGATGCCGCGACCTGTCGCATCCTTGCCTTCGGCGACAGCATCACCGAAGGCGCACGTTCCGGCTCCTGGGCTGGTCACTACGTGAACGTGCTTGCGAAGCGGTTGATGACCGCCTACCCGTGCGTCGTGGGCAACCCTGTCGGCGGCTCGTACTTGCCAGCGGTACAGCTCTCCGTGAACGGCCCCGCCATCCCGGTGGCTCACTCGAACTCCGCCAACGTCGGCACGCCCGCCTACTTCGGCCCCGGCTTCGCCAGCATGTTCCTCGGCGGCACAGATACCGCGACCTTCACGGTCGTCGGTACATCCGCGAACCTCTGGTTCGTGCAGGCAGGGAACGCGCGCAGCGCGCTGGTGTCAATCGACGGTGGTGCTGCGGCCACCGTTACGATCCCGGCTGGCGCAGGAGCAGCGGTCGTTGACGCGTGGCTCTATAACGTGGCACTCGGTGCTGCTGGAACCCACACGATCGCCGTGTCCTACAACTCCGGCAACCTCAACTTCGCTGGCATCGACGTGTTCAATGGTGACGAGACGAAGGGCGTCCATGGGATCCCCGGTGGACACTCCGGGTGGGGCGCCCACGACTACGTCAACCAGGACGGGCTCAGTGGATCGAGTCTGTCGCAGCTCGCGGTTGGCGCGAATCCCAACCTCGTCACCATCATGTTGGGCGTGAACGACTGGGGTAAGGGCCTCCGTAGCTCCGCACAGTTTGGGGCCGATCTCGTCACTATCGTCGCTCGGCTTCGTGTGGGAGCACCGAACACGGCGATCCTGCTGGTCGCACCCTTCGCGACCTCCCCGCAGGGCACGACGCTCGAGCCGTACGCCAACTACGTCGGCGCTATGAGGGCGGTGGCTCAAGCCGATCCGACCGTGGCGTACTTGGACCTGTCCAAGTCGATGCCCGCGACGACCGCCGCGGGCACGTATGGGCTCTACTACAGCGATCAGATTCACCCGCTCGCGCCGGGTCACACGTTGATCGCGGACCTCCTGTTCACCGCACTCCGGTCGCCCGTCGCGGCTTGACGCGGTCAGCTTCCGTGGAATGGGTGCTTGCAGCCACACTCTGGCTCCGCCCACACCGTGGCGTCCTCGGGGAGCGCATGGCAGCGGGCTGGCCCGGGTCGCATGTGGAGGAACGCGCGAGCCTTCGATGGGGGTATCTGACGCTGTCGGCCGCCGGTGGTAGCATCAGGCATGCCGGTAGTCCCGCTGTCTGACTTGCTGGAGCACTACGCGGTGTTCATCGACGTGGAGGGGCTGCCACGGCTCTACTGCGATCGCTGCGGCACGTGGGGTGGCGCATCCAGTCCAGCTCTTCTCACCGATGTGGTGGCCGAAGCCGAGCGACACGAGGCTGGCGTCCACACTTTGGCGGCGCCGGGTTGTCTGACGCTCGCGAGAGGATGAGCCGTGCTTCCAGTGCTTCACGCTGTCGTCGACTTCATGCCTGAGCACAATGAGTGGTGGGCGATGTGCGACGAGTGCTCATGGGTCTCGGCACACAACAGCAGCGGCACCGCCTGCGACGCCGCAGACTGGCACGACGTCGAGGCGCACAAGGCGCTTGACGTCGCCTGACCCTGGCCGGGTAACTGACGCTCGATCTGGGGACACCCGCCCACTAGGTAGTTGAGGCTCAACCTGTCATGCTGTGGTTATGACACCGATCGAGATCCTCGCCGCCGCACGTGAGCTGGTCGAGCACGTCGAACGTCTCGTCGACCTGGAGCTGCACCCGAAAACGAACGCCGCCGCCATCCTCGAACACCACTCCGAGGCCGGCCAGATTGCCGAGACGCTCCGCTTCGAGCTGCTGATGATGGACGTGCCGGCATGATCGCCCTCGTCCGCCCGAAACGACGGAAGGCGCACCTCGCCACCTCGTCGGCCGACCTGTGGCTTCCGCTCTGCGACTCGGCTCCGGTGAAGATCGACGGGACCACGTTCCTGTCCATCGAGGCGGCAGCCCAGACAGTGGCCGTCGAGGACACGTCGGTGTGCGTCTACTGCCTTCGCATGATCGCCTTCGCCCACATCCTCGAGCACCTCGACGTCATCGGCGGCGGGCACTTGACGGCGGTGGCGTCATGATCGTTCGCGTCCCCGTCCGTCGAGGCCACGGCCCGCTGCACCTGTCGGAGCCGACCGGTCGCGGCTACCGCACCGAATGCGGGATGACGTTGGAGGGGATGAACCTCACCGTCCCGATGCCGAAGCTGAACCTGGGCCAGAAGCACGTCGAAGCCCACTGGGCCCGCTGCTGGCGTCACGAACGCGTCTGCAAGCGCTGCGAGAAGAGGAGCGAGTCACTGTGAGCATCTTCATCTTCTACGTGCTGGTCGGCGTCGTTGTTCTCATCGGACTGGCCGTTGTCGCCGGACTTGTCGAGCTGGGCGCCATCTTGTTCAGGCGTTTTCGCCGCTAACCCCCTGACCTGGGGTCAACGACTTCCTGACGCCCTCCCCAGTCGTCAGGGACACTGTGTGTAACGAGCGCGACGTCATGGGGGGGCCTCGCTCGAGGCGCACAAGCAAGGGCCCAGGATCTCTATCCCGAAGAGATCCTGGGCCCTCTGCCGTTGTCGGACGCTGGGGGGTGCTCGACGCCTCCAGTGTGTCGCATGTCGCCGACATCGGCTAGCCTGAGGTCGCTTGGTCGCGAGAGGTAGGGCGTTCGCCATATGAACGCCGCTGAGCTGGTCTCAGTTCGAGTCGATTGACATCGACGACAGAGGTTTCTCATTGTCAGCGAACAAGTAGTGGGCCGCCCAAGAGCTTCCAGTTCTCAGGGCGGCCCCTCCAATGCTTAACCTGAGGCCATGAACCTCCCCCCGACGATCGTCGACCCGGCCGTCCACCTGCTCGGCCTCTACTCCGGCGAGTTGGAGGCGTTGGACGTGCCGGAGATCCGTCGCACCGTCACCCACGCCGACCCGATGGCATTCGCCCTCACCTACCTCTGGCACCACCTGGCCTCCGAGCAGACGCACAACGAGGTGACACTGTCGCCTGTACACGTCGACTGGGCGCGGAAGGGTCGCCGGCTGATCCGTCAGGAACCGTTCCGGCGGGCGTTCGTCGGCCCCCGCGAGATGGGGAAGTCGACGTGGTGGTTCCTCATCGTGCCGCTCTGGGCGGCCGCGCACGGTCACACGAAGTTCGTCGCCGCGTTCGCCGACTCCTCCAAGTTGGCGGAGACGCACCTGGCGACGTTCCTCACCGAGCTGCGAACGAACGAACGTCTCCGCGACGACTTCCCCGACCTGTGCACACCCCTGGTCACTCGTCGGGGCATCACCGACGCGGACCGGGCCGACCTGTACCGAGCGAAGTCCGGTTTCGTCTTCGCCGCCCGTGGAATGGAGTCTCAGGCCCTCGGTTTGAAGATCGGGAACCTGCGACCCGATCTGCTCATCCTGGACGACGTCGAGCCGGCGGAGGAACGCTATTCGGCCGACCTGACGGCGAAGCGGCTCGCCACCCTTCAGGACACGGTGCTGCCGCTGAACGACCGGGCACGGGTCGTCTTCGTCGGCACCGTCACCCGGGCGGATTCGATCCTGCACCAGCTCGTCCGGGTCGCTCGAGGCCAGGTGGCCCGGGATGACGAGCGCTCCAGGTGGATCGACGACGACCGCTGGGAGCCGTTCTACTACGCTCCCATCGTCACCGAGGACGACGGGGCCAGGGAGTCGATCTGGCCTGCCAGGTGGCCGCTGGAGGACCTGGAGCGCATTGAACACACCCGGTCCTACATGAAGAACTACCTCAACGACCCGCTCGGCCTCGACGGGGCGTACTGGGTGGCCGAAGACTTCCGTCGGGGCGAGCTGGAAGGAGTCACTCGCACGCTGCTGTCCATCGACCCGGCGGTGACGACGAAGCAGTCCTCCGACTACACGGGGCTGGCGGTCATCGAGTACGCACCAGGGATGAACCCGCCGAAGACGGGCAGGTGTCGGGTAAAGCGGGCGCTGAGGGTGAAGCTGTCGGGGGCCGACCTTCGGCGGAAGGTGATGGACATGCTGAACGCCGACCCGGCGATCGGCCTGCTACTGATCGAGACGAATCAGGGCGGGGAGGTATGGCCGGCGATCCTGCACGACATACCGGTGAAGCTGCGCCTCATCCACCAGACGGTGAAAAAGGAGGTGAGGGCGGCCGAAGTGCTCAACCTCTACCAGACAGGTCACGTCGTCCACGCCCATGGCCTCACCGACCTGGAGACGGAGCAGGTCGGTTTCCCTCGAGCTCCGCACGATGACCTGGTCGACGCCGTCGGCACCGGCATCATCGCCTTCCTGGACCGGAAGAAGGCCCAGCACCGCCGTCCGGTGGCGACTCAACTCGCCTATGTCTAGACGTGTTGACAGTCAACTAGTATGATAGTCGCCATGCACTTCTGTACTCGATGTGGTCGGGCCCTCGTTTTCGTTTCCAAGGCTGAACGGTGGGAGACTTGGTTGTGCATTTGGTGCAACGCCTCGGTTATCGTCGTTGATCGAGGCGTGAAGATCCGATGAGGATCCTCGACCTGTTCTCCTGCGCCGGCGGTGCGGCGGTCGGCTACTCGAGGGCCGGCTTCGAGGTGGTCGGCGTGGACATCGACCCGCAACCGAACTACCCGTACGAGCACCACGTCGCTGACGCTCTCGCCTACCTGGCGGCTCACGGTCATGAGTTCGACGCCGTCCACGCGTCCCCTCCGTGTCAGGACTACTCGGCATTGAAGGCGGTGCACGGCAACGAGTGGCCGCGCCTGATCGAACCGACGCGTGATTTGTTGGAGCAGATCGGGAAGCCGTACGTGATCGAGAACGTGCAAGGCGCACCGGTTCGACGTGACTTGACCTTGTGCGGGGAGATGTTCGGCCTCGGGGTGATCCGTCACCGCTACTTCGAGCTGGGCGGCTGGACGATGCCGGCCCCTGCCCACATCCGCCACCGTGGCCGAGTGCGGGGATGGCGCCACGGCGCCTACTTCGACGGCCCGTATCTCGCCGTCCATGGTGAAGGCGGCGGGAAAGGCACCGTCGCCGAATGGCAAGTGGCGATGGGCATCGACTGGACGGACGTGCGACGGGAGATAGCAGAGGCGATTCCTCCGATTTACACGCAGTTCATCGGTACCGGGTTGATCGGTCGTCTAATCGAGCCTCCCGCTACCATCGGAGCATGAGCCTCGCCCCCGACAAGCCTGCTGACGTCCTGAAGGACCTGGGCCGGGGGTTGAAGGCGATCGCCGACAAGCAGGCCGAGTATCGGAAGCGGGAGGAGTACTACCAGGGTGAGCGTCGGGAGATCATCACCCACCCGAAGCTGAGGACGCTGCTGGACCGCTACGGTGACGCCTTCCGGCTGAACTACGCCTCCGTTCCTTGCGACGCTCTGATGGACCGCGTCGACCTGATGTCGCTGACCACCCAGGACTCGGCCGTCGATGAGCAGCTCCGTCTCCGACTGTGGGAGCCGAACAGTCTCGACGACGACGCCGACGACATCCACCTGCACGCCGCTTATCTGGGTGATTACTACGTCGTCGCCGAATACATCAAGGATCAGGACGAGCAGGACGACGACGAGGAGGACGGTGGCGGGGAATCCGGTACCGGTGTCGGCACGATCGAGTTGACCCCGAAGCACCCGCACTCGACCGTCATCTGCTACCAGCGGTCCAACTCGCGGATTCCCGACTTCGCCGTGCAGATGATCAAAGGTGAGGGCAAGGGCGAGTGGGAGGCGCTGGTCTACTACGACGACGAGACATGGGAGTTCGCCACTCAGGACGGTGAGGACGCCGGCGACGGGTTCGACGTGAAGAAGTACCTGCTCGACCTGGACGACGACGGGCAGCCGGACCCGATCCCGAACGAGATCGGCCTCTTCCCCGTCTTCCACTTCCGGCCCGACCGGAAGCCGTACGGCCTGCCCATCAACTCGAAGATGTACGGCCCCCAGGACGCCATCACGAAGATCAACGCCACCCAGATGGCGTCCATGGACTACTACGGCTTCCCGCAGCGGTACGCGACGATGGACCCGAACGCGGAGATCGACGACGACATCGATGACGACTTCAATGACGACGGTACCGAGTGGGGCGATGCGACGGTCACCGGTCCGCACCGTAACGAGCAGGGCCGTTCGAAGCTGAACTCCGACCCGGGCGGCATGTGGATGCTGAACGGGGTGAAAGGTGTCGGCTCGTTCGCCCCCGCCGACCCGAAAGGGTTCCTGGATCCGCTGACGTTCCAAATCCGGGCCGGCGCAACACTGTCCCGCACGCCCCTCTATGAGTTCGACCTGGACGGGTCGGGGGATCAGCCGTCCGGTGAGGCTCGCCGTCGTGCCGACGGCCCTATCACGAAGCACGCCGGGAAGGTGAAAGGCCAGTTCGGCACCACCTGGGCGGCCATCGGCGCCTACGCCCTCGCCGCGCTCGGTTATGAGGGCAAGAAGGTGGAAGCCGTCTGGGCCCCGTCGGAGACGGCCACCGACAACGAGGGCATCAGCTTGGTGGCGTTGAAGATCGCCAACGGCATTCCGCCCCGTCAGGCGCTGCTGGAGGCCGGCTACACGTCCGCCCAGGTGGACGACTTCATGCCCATCGATGAGACGGACGGCTTGGCCATGCCGCTGTCGCCGAACATGCTCATCCAGTTGTCCACAGCACTTCGCGACCTGGGGATGGCGAAGAACATGGGCTCGGTGCCCGATGAGGCGATCAAGCGCGCGTTTCGCCCCTACTTTGGTGACATCGTGGCGGCCGAACCCCTGCCGGCGCACCAGCTCGAGCGCGTCACCGATGCGGTCGGGGATGCGCCCACGCCGTTCGGCGGTCGGTAAGGTGGGATCTGTCCAGTGGGGCACGGCCATGAGGGTGCGATTCCCCTCAACCCCCGCGGCCATGTGCGCACATGAAAGCAGAGCCAAGTCCGTTCGACTCGGATCCCCTGCTGCGGGACTGGACACTGCATGACCTTCGAGGACGACCTGCTGGCCCTCGAGGCGCGGGTGCTGAAGGATGCGGCCGGCGACTTCCTGAAAGCGGTCGACGAGTTGCGTTCCATGCTCGCCTCCGGAGCCCCCGGCATCGGGGCGAAGCTGGCCCGCCTCGCCATCCCGCAGATCGAAGCCGCAGCGAAGGCAGGCGTGCTCGAGGCGTACCAGATGGGCGGCGACTGGGCGATCGGGTCCGCTCAGATCCTCCCCGACGTCACCGACAACGCGGTCGGGGACGCGAAGATGCGCCTCGACTCCGGCCCGCACGACACCCTCGTCGCACCCCTGACCGGCCTAGACGCCCGGGTCACCTCAGCGAAGACGTCAGCGCTCGGCCTCCTCGCCGTCGGGGCGAAAGCCGAAGAGGCGCTGTCGCCCGTCTTCGCTGCTGCGAACACGGTGCAAGCAAGGATCGAGACGCAGATCAACGCCTCCTCCAACGCCGCTTCGCTGACCGTCGGGGAGGCCGTCAAGTCGCCGATGGTATGGGAGGCAGAGCGTGATGCGTGCGTCTACTGCCTCGCCCTCGCCGGCCATGTCGTCGAGCAGGCGGGTGACTTCTTCCCGGCCGCCGACCTGTACGCGACACCTCCCGCATCACAGCCGATCGTCTCCCAGCCTCCGCTTCACGCCCACTGCCGATGCCGCCTCGCCGTGCTCGGCGATGCGTCATACGCGGAAGCCCTCCAGCGCGAGGCTCAGCGGTCGATTCTGCGCGGTTTCGCGCTTCCCTCCGAGTCGAATGCAGCTCGGGTCCGTGCGGCTTCACGCCTACTGGACCGCGACCCGATCGCCCCGAAGTCGGTGAAGGAGTACGCCCGACGCGCCGTGAAGGCCGGCAAGTTCCCGTTCGGCCGAGACGTGCCGGCAGGTGGGCCGACGCTGACCGTCAAGTGAAGACGCGGGCCTCGATCGTGGCCTGATGGGCGAGGATTGCCCGGATGAGACGGTGTCGTCCGTCGTGCACGAACAGTGAACCATCGACCAGGCGCTGCACATGGATCGGGCCGGAAGACGGTTTCGTCGCACCAGTCGGGTAGTAGTGGGCAGGGTCCAGGTCGTGCACCGGGTAGACGCATGATGCGGTGGCGACTTCGGTGACGGGCAACACTGACCAATCCACTTCAGCCACTTTACGCGCCGGAGATAAGTGAGCGTCAACGACGTTTCACGGGTAGCGTAGGAACCTATGGTGAGCAACGGGCGACTGGCGGGCGGCGACCTGACTTCGGTACAGGGGTCGATCCAGCTCGGCGACGGCACCGCGAAGGCCTACCTGGGCTTGAAGAGGGCCGTGAAGCTGCACCTGGACCGGACGATCCGCATCGCTGCTCCGGCCGGCGGGTACCGGTCGTACGCCGTCCAGTCGGCCATGCGGACGGCGTCGCTGCACGGCACGAAGGCCGACAAGGCGAAGTGGGGGCTGTCGTCCTCCTCTACTGCAGTCCTGGCCGAAGCGGGCACCTCGAACCACGGCCTTGGGATCTGTGTCGACATCGTCGGGACGCCGCTGGATTCCGCGTTCTTCGCCCTGGCAAAGACGTACGGCTTCACCCGTCCTCTTCAGGGTGACCCGAACCACTTCCAGTACGACGGGCACACGGTCGTGCCGGTCATCGACTACAAGAAGCTGGGCGCCTACCTGAACGGCCGCCACCTGGGCCGCCAGACAGACACGGCGCACACCGGCGACCCGGACGGCGATTACGTGTGGCTGATCCAGGCAGCCGGCATCAAGGATGGCCGCTACCCGGTCCCGCCGTACAAACATGATGGCAAGCGTGGTCCGAAGACGGACGCGCTCGAGCTTCACTACTGGGAGAAGATCTCATGACCCTGTCCCTGCCGCCCAGTGAGCCGACCACCACGGCCACCACGTCGACTTCGGCTGCTACGTCGGCCACGACGAGCAAGCATCTCGCCACCCAGACGGAGTTTCCGGCCAGGACGGCGATCAGGGCAGGTGTGACGTCGTTCCTGTCTACCTGCGCCCTCGGTGCCGCCGCAGCTCTTGCCGCCGCCCCGATCGCTGAGCAGGCGGCGAACAAGCTCTTCCCCGGCACTCCGGTCGGCGCCGACATCGCCGGAGCGGCCGTGGTGATCGGCATCCTGGCTGGCGCCATCAACCGGATCGCCAACCTCGAGTCGGTGGCCGCGTTCCTGACGAAGCTGCATCTCGGCCCCGTCCCCAAGTCCTGAGTAGAAGGAAACCTCCCCCATGAAGTACCGCAAGAAGCCCGTCATCATCGAAGCCGTTCAACTTGGTTGGGACACCTGGAGCGAGGTGTGCGGGTTGATGGGTGAAGCAATTCCGGCCATCGCCCACGGTGTCTACGTCGATCCGGACACCGGGAAGGCGTACCCCGAGAACGAGTCCGGGGGTGATGGTGCGGAGATCGGGATCGTCATCGCGACACTCGAGGGCGACATGCTCGGCCGACAGGGCGACTTCATCATCAAGGGCGTTCAGGGCGAGTTCTATCCCTGCAAGCCCGACATCTTCGAGGCGACCTACGAGGCGGTTTCAGCATGAGCATGATCGTGAACACCGGAGACGACGTCGACGAGGTCGAGGACGACGATTTGGAGCGCGACGACGATGACGACCGCGACGACGAGCCCCGCCCCAAGTCGAAGGCGAAGGCCCAGGACGACGACGAGCCCGACGACGACGACGAAGACAAGTCCCCGGAGGAGCTGAAGGCGGAGGTCACCCGTCTCCGCGCCTCCCTGGCGAAGGCGAACTCGTCGGGGAACCGTCGTCGTCAGCAGCTCAAGGAGCTTCGGGCCGCCCAGAAGGCCGCCGACGCCTCCGCCGACGATGATGACGAGTCGGATGACGAGGAGGAGAAGCCGAAGCAGAAGCCGGCCGTCTCCGACGCGCGTCAGGTGAAGCGGCAGATCGACAAGGCGGTGAAGAAGCGTGAGCAGGAGATCGAGACGGAGCGCACCCGCGACCTGATCGACCTCCGCTTCGAGACGAAGCTGGCCCAGGCCGGGGTCGACGAGAAGGGGATCCGTCTTCTCATGCGTGAGGTCGATGTGGATGAGCTGGACGTCGACCTGAAGAACCGGAAGGTGGAGGGCGTCTCGGACGAGATCGACCGTCTCCGCCTCGAGTACCCGGCCCTGTTCCGCGGGTCGAAGGGCACCCGACGTCGGATCAATGGCGGCGACGATCGCGACACGACCCCTCGGAAGGGCAAGGCGATGTCCGCGACGGAGAAGCAGGTCGCCATGCTGGAAGGCCGCGGTTAAGCGCTGAATAGCGAAAAGCCGTTAGAGTGACTTTCAACCGGCAGGTGCAACCGTGATGGTGAGCCGCTGAGCGTCCGATGACGGGCCCGTGATGGGCAGACCGAAGCAGTCAACCCATCAACAGAAGTGGAGCCCTCGTGGCCCGTTCCGTCATTGACGCATGGCTTGTCGAGGAGCAGGGCTCCGACGTCATCCGCGTCGTCAACCAGAACTCCGCAATGGAGACGTACGCCACCGCTGAGCCGATGAAGTCGTACACGAAGACGATCCCGCGCTCCGGCGCGGTCGGCGTCTCCGTCGTCGCGAAGGGTTCCGCCTACGCGGAGGACTCCGGCACCGTCGACGAGATCACGATCATCGCCCGCAAGTTCGGCACCGTCGTCCGTCTCGCTGAGGAGGACATCGAGGACGGCCTCTTCGACGTCATCACCGAGAAGAAGACCGCCTGGGCGAACGCCTACGCCGTCGTCATCGACAACGCCTGCCTCGGCGTCACCGCCGCCTCCAACGGCACCACGGTCCCGTTCACGTCCGTCTACAAGGCGGTCCGCACCCTCGACGCCTCGGTAAACTACACCGCTGACGCCAACTACGTGCCGACCGTCACGGCGACGAACCTCACCTACGCGCAGCTCCGTTCGCTGGTCAAGATCTGGGAAGCATCCCCCTTCTTCGACCCGGCTGCGGCGATCGCCATCGCACACCCGGCGTTCAAGGATCAGCTCCGCGGCATCCTGGACACGCAGGGTCACCCGATCTTCACCGACCCGATCGGCGGCGCTGCGGCGACGTTCTTCGGGTATGAGATGAAGTTCAGCCTGGGTGCCCGCACGTCGGCGACGGCGACCAACGTCCCCACCGGTAACCCGCTGATCGTCCTTGGCGCTCGCAACCTGCTGCGTCTCGGCAAGAGGAGCGGCCCCGAGTCGGTCGTCATCCCCGGCAACGATGGCACGTCCGCCCTCACCGACGAGACGCTGCTGAAGCTGCGTGCCCGTCGCGGGTTCGTGGTCGGCGACGTCCGTGGGTTCGCTGTCCTCGAACTCATCCCCTGATCGTGAGCGACATCGGGTTCACCCGCCCGGCGACCGACCCGGCCGCCGACGCGGGGCAGGTCGGCTCCGACGACTCCACCGTGTCGAGGGCCGACCCGATCGGTACCGGCGGGGAGGCGCAGTCCACCCTCGCCGACACTGACGGGGGAGACGTCACCGGCGGTCCCTCGTTGGACAAGCTGTCCAGAACGGAGGCCATCCAGGTGCAGTTCCCGTCGCTGAACGGTCAGCCGGGTGTCGAGGTCGCTGAACGGAGTTCCGACGTGTCGAAGTCGTCCACGAAGATCCATCAGAAGGTGTTCGTCGTCTACACGGACGGCTTC